AACCGGCCTCAATCTCCTCGGGCGTGGCGTGGCACTTGCCACCGTCGCAGCAGCTGCCAGCCAGGCGGGCCTCCACAGCTTCACGCAGGGCGGCGTTGGATTCATCAAGAGTGGTTGTCATTTGGTTGCCTTTCTCAAGTCTCTGTCGCAGAACAGCGGGTACGCCCGCGTCACCTCGTTCCGCCCGTGGTCGATGATCGCCATCCCCTGGCACGGCCGCTCGGGCGAGGCGACACGTTCAGCGTATGGGCTGTGTCCAATCACGCTGCCGTTGGCCACGTACCGCGCCCCACGCAGCCAGCCCCACGAGTGGTAGTGGCCGAAGATCGTCAGGTCGGCACGCTTCCCAGCGTCCCATCGTGCAATCGACTTGCTGGCCGGCAGGGCCAGACCGTAGACGCCGCCGCCGTAGCGAATGCTATGCCCGTGGGTGGTGCGTACGAGGAACCCGTCCAGGTCCACGTACCCGAGGTGCCCCTCGGCGATCCGCCAGGACACGTTTTTGTTCTTCTCTTCGCGGGCCAGCGTGAAGTACATCATCTGTTCCCACGAGTGGTCGAGCTCCGTGGCGATGCGGTTCTTCTCGGTGCTGCGGCCATGGTTGCCGGCGTTGGTGCAGACGATCACCTCGTCGGCGTTCCCGGCAATGGAGTCAATGAGCCCACGCAACCGCTCAGCGATCCACCGCGTGGCGTTCATCGGCGAGAGCTGGGCCACTTCCATGCAGTCAGGGTGGATGTGCCCTGTGATGAAGTCACCACCGAGCCAGACGAGAACCCGGCGGACGTTGGCTTGGTTGCGCTCGTGCTGGAGGCAGGCTAGGAAACGCTCCTCGAGCTCGTTCATCCGCAGTTGACATACGTCAAGCGAGTAGTCGTTTTCGCCGTTGACGGTTTCAGGCAGTACACGCTCTTCGCAGTGGACATCCGAGAGCATCAGCACCGCCGTGGCGTCGTGCCGCTTTGCTTTGACACTCTTGGTCAAAGGCCGCTTGGGTGCCTTGATTCCCGAGAGACCAACCAGCGAGTCGCCACGCTCACGCTCCCGGTCGATCTGAGCCAGGGCGGCGTTGTATCGGCCCTTCAGCGTTGCCACCTCAGAACGCAGGCGGGCAATCTCAGCGTCGGCCTGCAGCCGTGACGCAGCGGCCACGTCCTCGGCGATCTGCTGGGCTATCTTCGCAGCCATAGGCTCACCTCTTTCCAGCCGGCGACGGACCACCCACGCTCTGCTGCGGCGTCGGAGACCAGTTGCCCGACCTCGCGGGCAGATGCACCGCCGTACTCGCCAGCCTGAAAGCGGCGTCGCACGTCGAGCAGCTGCTCCTGCACGTCGGCCGGCAAGCGATCCAGCCAAGGCTTTGGGCCGGGCTTGATGCCACGCACGCGCTCACGCACGGCGTCGGCCAGGGCGACGGGGCTTTTCCTTTGCTTCGTCTTCACTCTCGGGCTCCTTCCCTTTGAGGTGCACCCACCCGTCGTCATCAGGGATGCCGCCGCCAGCGTGCTCGTCGTCGTCATCCAACTCTGGCGGCAGGATCACCGCCTCGGGTTGTGGCTTGGCTCGCTGGCGTCCCATGCCACTAGGGTGGCAGGACTGTCAAGCGTTCCGGCGTGCGTTCTGGATCGCCCGCCGCACGAGCACCCTGCCAGCCACGTCGAAGAACGGCAGGCCGCGAGCCTCGGCTTCGGCCCGCATGACGGCAACCACCTCGGCGATGCGTTCTGGCCGCTCGCACTCGTCTGGCCCCCATGCGTCCATCTGTGCGGCCTTGGCTCGGCATGCGCAGGTCGGCGTTGGCTCAATGCCAAGCCGTTTCAGGAGCTTGGACAACTCAGCACCAGGGCCGCGAGCAGGTGGGGCAGGTGGCGGCTCCGGCAGCCGCGAGACCTTCGGGTAGAACGGGCTCTCGACATCGACGGTCCACTCGTCACCGCTTTGAAAAACGACGCACGGCATCACTTCGTCGAGTGTGTAGCCACGCTCAACGCAACGCTGCTCAAGAAACGAGCGATTGCAGGTAGTCAGGGGAGAGGATTGCATACTGTCCCCATGCCGAGAAATTGTTGCTGAGGTGGGCTGCACTGACACGGCCGTTTCTGTGAACACACCCCGCCGGGGCCAATGCACGCCCCGGTCTCGCCGTCGCAGTCTTCCTCACACTCCTCCTTCGTGGAAAACTGTGCTGCCACCACCGTCCATCCGGCAGGCGCGGCAGGCCTGTTGGGGTCGTCGGCTCTGAAGCACGCCACTGCAAGCCTCCGTCAGTCGATGTATATGTCGAACGCAGCGAACGCGGTGCGTACGCCGCCGAGAAGGACAATGAACTGAGCATCTTGAAACAGCAGCCCAGTCAGGCCGCTGCACAAGTTTGCGACTGGTCTACCGGCTGGGTTTGCATACACAGCCCCCGCCACTCGCACGCAGCGATTCTGGTCGTCGCGGCCAGACCAACCCCACAGAGTTATGAGCTCTCCGTTGACCTGTTGCTGGAACGAGATGTATTTCGACAACCCCTGAAACGGACCACCGCACTGAGCGTCGGCAGCATTGCCTATGAATGAGTATCTCACGCACGTTGTACGCAACCGCGTCGGCTCAACCTGTGGCTCATCCCTGCCTGTCGTGAAATCGTGCGTCAGAGTGTAAGAGCCCTCGAAGATCTGGTACGGCACGCGGAAGCTGGCATTCGGCACCACTCTCACAGTGATCGACGGTCGTGGGTTTGAGCCGTCAGGGCAGCAGCACTGGTAGCAGACCCACTGAGGGCCGCAGCAGGGGCATGGCATATCACAACTCCAGAGTGATGTAGGTGGCCGTGTATGTGCCTGTTGTTATCACTGCCGTCTGCGTGCCTGGCATAGAAATCACCGTAGCCGTTTGCGTTCCAGAAACAGAGACTGTGGTTGCCGTCTGCGTCTGGCCGACAATGCGGAAAGACGCAGTCGTCTTGTTCACAGTTATCGTGCAATCTGCTGTGTTCAAAGATGCCGACAAGTCTGTAAGAACAGACACGTCCGATCCAGGCGAAGCGTAGGTGATCGCCTGCGTATTGCTGGCACTGAAGAACGTGATTGTCTGTGTGGCCCCCGTTCCCACGAACGTCATCGTCTGCGTCATGCCAGAAAGCACCGCCGTCGCGGTTGCCATCTGAAAGCTCACCAGATACCACTGCGGTCCGTCTTTGGCGATGTTGACGATCCGGCTCGTAGCCGTGCTCCGTGGGGCCGGGAGACTGACGAGTTTGTTAATGACGGTAACTGTGTTGGGCGTGCTCGTGATGCCGTAAAAGGTGACTTCCTTCGGAGAATCGACCGACCATGCACCTGTAGCCGTTGCGACCCTGAACACCTTGCCAGACGCTGCACCACCTCGAGGCCCCCACTCTATCGGCCCCAGGTCGCGGTCGCCGGCTTCGACCTGGCGGACAGCCTTGCCGATGCGTTCAGCCGCAGGACGAGTGAAAGACACTCGCTCAACGGATGCAGGCTTGCCGTCGGGTTTCTTGGCCATGCGTCACATACTTGCGAGCGAGAACGTGAGGAGGGCGGCGAGGAAGATGGGGGAGCGGATCATGTGCCTAAATACGCTGATGTAGCTGGCGTAAACGTCGTGCCGCTTGGGTAGCGGGCCGCCTTGGTAATCCGCACTTCGTCAATGTTGCCCGGAAACCAGTATTTGTAGGTAACGTCATAATCTAGCGCGCCGACTTTTAGCGTTGCGGTATTGTTTGCAAGCGCGGATGTATATGAAGTGCCGCCGCTATTCAAGAGCACGCCATCCTTGTACAGATACACGGTATTCCCGCTTCGCACCGCCGCAACGTGATACCACGTATTCAGCGCGAAATTGGCTGTGCCCGATATCAACGTTCTAGCTCCAGAGGTGCTTGTCAGTCCAAGATTGAGCAACTGAGCACTAGACCCTGAGACACCAAAGTTCCATCCCAGTGATGATGGCGTGCTGCTTCCGTCATCGCGGGAAATAAAAATCGCACCGTGATCACCTTCGTATGCAGATGGATATGCCGACAACCTTATCCATGCCTCAACCGTAAAATCTCCGCTGAAATAAAAGTTGTCGCTGGAAGCAAATCGCACGTAATCGGTGGTGCCGTTCAGCAGCAAACTTGCGCCACCAAACTTACTCTGCGATGTGCTGGTCTGCGCAGAGCCAATGCGAGTAGCCGCCTGCGCGTACGCGCTGCTGTCGGCAAACGTGGTGCCGCCATCCGCCCCGTCACAATGCAGCAGCAAGGTCACGGACGAAAACAGCGGATCCCAAGAACTCAGGGCCGCCCGCGCCCAAGTGTTGCTTGCCGATGCAACATAGAAATACGAACCGTCATACGCAATCTGCCCAGCCGTGCCGGTCGCCGTCGCAGATGCTGGTACGCTTGACCATGACAGGCCAGAGCCACCACTCGCCGCGACCAGTTCCCACGCATAGCCCGTCCACGAGTAGGTGCGTCCGTTCTGCGTCGACTGCTGCCCGACGGTTGGCGATGATGGGAAAGAGAGTGGCATGATGACTCCTACGAGATGCTGAGTACGGCGGTGATGCGGTCGTTCAGGTCGCTGTCCTCAGAGTCCTTGGCGTAACGCAGGACGAGGTACTGACCAGCAGTCACCGAGAGCGTGCCGGTGGATGCCTGCGTCCCGGTGACCGCGCCTGAGACGTTTGTCAGACCAGAAAGTGAAGCCACGTCTGGCGACTCATAGCTTGAGCCGTGGTTGCTTGGCGACGACGACGTGATGTAAAGCCGCCCGCCGTCAGCCCCGGCCTGCGAGCTAGCCGTGACTGTGTAGCTGAGTGTGCCGGTGGCTCCGATTAGTAACCACAATCGCGTGTCGGCACTGGCAAAACCTGTGCCCGTAAGCGTAGCAGTGACGGTGGTGGTGCCTGTCACCGAGTGGGCAAACGAGCCGTACTTATTGGCGTATGTCACCGGCACTGACGGTGCCGCCGCAGGCGTCACCGCACTACTCGCCGTCGAGTACGCACCCGTGCCTAACGCATTCACCGCCGCCACGCGGAACACATACGCCGTGCCGTTGGTCAGACCTGTCACAACCACCCCGCTGGTTGCCGTTGAAGCCGCTCGCGTGAAGGCCGTCCAAGACGTGCCGCTGTTGCTGCTGAACTGAACGGTGTAGTCCGTGATCGGGGTCTGTGCGAGTACGCTGGGTGCCGTCCACGAAACGGTCGCCTGTGCGTTGCCACCTGTCGCCGTGACGCTGGTCGGTGCTGCCGGCGTGAACAACGCGCGGAGGTCCGCGTCTGTGCCAGTGCCACCAGCTGTGCCGATCTCGACGTAGACTCCAGACGCATCCCACCTATAGGCACGGCTGGCATCGGTGCTGACGTACAGGGTGCTGCTGGCCCCCGTCGCCGGGAAGCCCGCCGCCGTCGATGCCTCAACGATGTTTGCGGAGCCGCCACCACTTGAGCCGCCGCCACCACCGCCTAGCGTCACCGACTGAACCGAGCCGTCAGCCGCTTTGACAAACACGATGCCGTCAGCCCAATTGACGGCGAACTCATGCGGCTGTAGCTCCGACGCCGTTGGCGTGACGCCAGACGTGTATGTTCGTTTTACTTTGACTTTATTTGGCATGTCAGGACACCGTGAGTG